CGGGGATCTATTGTCCTGTTAGGCAATAGATGTGAGAGGGATGACCAGTCCCAATCACTCCCGGACGGTTAATTCCGTCCAGCTAGAGGTAAGTCACCAGCATAGGTTAAATCCCATGCCGGCGCCTTACCTTCCTTTAGTGAATACCTAACAACATCATGCCTGATGTTGATTTGGTATCGCCGAAGGAACCCTGCAAGAAACGTTAGGTAAAGGCCGTTCTCGTTAAAGAACACCTCACCGCGTTTCCGAGGGCCCACCACGTCCTCATCATTAACTCGCAGAACGACCGGCCGTGGCACCCACCTCTTATAGAGGAGAGTACCATTCCGATCTAACTTTCTGCGTCGTTGAAGGGACGAAAAGGGCACTTGCAACCCCGCGTCGTCGGACTCCCAAAGTGGTACTTCGAGAGTTCGTACGTACTTTCTCAAGTAACGTAGAGTAGTCTCACACCTGTTCCAGGTGAGTGACCAGCGACGAACACGGTTGATTGCAGAGTAGAGAGCCTGCTCAGTCTTTAGCGTCTTAAGGTAGACACCGCGGACATTCTGACCGTTAAAATAGTCAGAACCACAGGACTCCCTGAAAGGTCCTTGGTTGAAGGACTTCTGTGTATTCACCTTGAAACCGAAAAGCTCCAGTGTTGATACCATTCTTGAGTAGAGGTTTCCCTCTACAATGATATCGTCACCGAAGACTCCGAAGTTACCAAGGCGAAAGCGAGCTGGGAGCACGATCTTTTTGTCAAAAAGAGAATGCTCCATCAGCTTATACACAGATAACACAACCGCGCAAAAGAGCATCGTCTGAAGAGGAAAGGTAAACCCATTCCCCATAGACGATACCATATGTAGCTTAGCAGAGCTCCCATCAGGGAGTTTAGTCACCGGCGATCGAGTCATACTGATAAGGGTTACCAAGCCCTTAGGCATGATCTCTTTCACAAGTGAGTATGCGATTGTGTCAGAAGCAGACTGTAGGTCGATTGTTGAGAACCTACCAGTCTCTGATCCAATCAATGCTAAAGCTCGGTTCTTGTCGGGCTGCGTGCTAAGGTCAATTCCAACAACCTTAACAAGCAGATCCTCAAGAATCCGACCGATCCCAAGCTGATAAAACATATTTAGATTGGGTTCGATACATATAACGCGGTCCGTGTCTTTCTGCTTCGGCACTAAAGAAAGCTTGCTACCCTCTACCACCTGACACCTACCAAATTTGGCCTGACGAAGTTTGTCAGCAGAATGCCATGGTAGATAGTGCCGGATGGCACGCTCGTAAGCGTCAAAGAGACCCTCAGACGTTGTTGAAATGCGTCCAGCAAACAACTTCGAATAGAAGTCGTGGCCAGACGCCAATAACGCCGCCCCAGGACCCGTTCGACCGTTGGTTAGACAGTCTACTAAAGTCGAGTGGTCAGCGCTCCCGCTGAGATGCCACCAGGAATAAAGTAACTGGCGAGTTTCGCCGATTACATACTCCTCGAACATATCACGGGGTCTGAGGACGAAGTTTTCACAATGTGAATTACACTGTAGAAACTTCGCAACAGCAACATCGCCAGCGTCCATGTTTCGGTCATCTACAAGTTTCTTCGTAAATGACTTAGCCATAGCAAGCTCGGCAAATTGCTGAACGGTTATATCCGGCCAGTGCGTCACGGTTTCGCCCCTTTCGAGGCTATTCGTGATACACCGAGGGATAGACCGTAGGTCTCCGAGAAGGTGGAGATAAAGATCGCGAGAGCAAATGCCCATCGTAGTCTCTCCCCCAGTTAACCGACAGTGTCGATAAGCTGCTGCTCTGCCCGGATGTGAGTCCAGACATCGCGATATGGTACGACAAAAGACCGAACATCGGTCTCAAAGCCGCCTCCATACACGACAGCTGAACACACCTCCACCTGACTGGATGCTAAACGCCTGCAAACCACACGCCAAGAAGGCGTGGGATCGCTTGCGACCAGCTCCCAATTAGGGCGGTAAAAGCCAACCAAAAGATAGGCTGACCGGGAAAAGCAACCGAGAGCTTTAGTCCGAATAGCGTTCCTAACTGCGAACCACGACTTTTCGTCATGGACGCGGATAAGAGACGAGATGCGGATATCAAGACTCCTGATTTGCAACTCAAGCACAAGCTTTGACATTGTAAACCTCCACTAGGAGAATGGTTAAACAGAGCGGTTATCTTGACGATAGACCATTGCAAGGTAGGATCCTCAACCGAGGATACCACTCACAACAGTATCGCCTAGGCCAGCTGATACCTGAGACATTGCGCCAATCAAGAGGGAAAGTCCCGCTCGAATGCTCGCAGGGTCCGCAGTATCAGCCCCAGCAGGAACGTCCATGGTACACTTCAGCACCATGTTCGTTGTCGGCTGGCCGGCCAGCGGAGTAACCGCCTTACGCACAATCACGGTAAACGTATTGCGCGGTACCGAACGTACGACCCCAGTGATGGGGTCCGGGTTCCCAAGAGTCTTGAGAACTTTCGGACGATAAAACGTCACCGTAAACGGCGACGAAACGGATGAAACAACGACACCAGTCTGGGTACCGCCAAGCGCGGTAACAGCCCACTGTTTGCCGTTGACATCATTCGCAACGTCGTTCGTCAACGTGTACGTCGGCGAGGTGAGACCCGTTTGGGCAGCTCCCGTAACAGGAGAAGTGAGTGAAACAGCCATGTGGTTTGTATACCTCAAGAGGTAGCAACAAAGGCTCAACCGAGCCGGGAGAACATCCTGCGGTTTTCCTTTCTAGCAGCGAGCAATCCAGCGATATTTGCCCACTGTGTCGAAAGCCCGGGAATCTTGAAGTGTAGGGAACAAACTAAGTTACCCTTAGCCTCTCGATTCACGGATGAAGACCGCATGATGCGATGTGAAGGACTTCCATATGCATATGCACCTTTCCCAGTAGAACCGCTTGGAGCGGAATTGATCATACGCTGCGTGTCAGGGTAATACCAAAAATGGCGTTCCCCGACAAGACGTGTCGTACAACCAACCCACAACACACGGCTCCGCTGAAAAGAGTGCACATTCAACCATCCACCAAGATTGGTGAAATAGTCGACAAGGAAGGACCAAGGCAGTAACTCATAAACCGTAGGCACAAAGTTATCGAGCGTAAGCCCGAGCACTTCGCGCTTTATAGGCAATTTTGAGGTATCTGTCCTGATCCCGACCACACCGTAGAACTTGACATGTCGCATTTGCTGGACAGTCAATTCACGTCGGTAAAAGATATTCGGACAGTTGGAAACGCCTTCGAGGAGAGATGATACACTGATAGGAATGAATTCCGTCTCAGAACCCGTAACGTATTTAGCTATAACAATAGCTTTACGCTGGATTCTTTGAAAGGCATCGATCCCGTCATGTATATCAGCTACCAGAGGGCGCCAACCGAACGAATACTCTAACCACGTGTCTGCGATAACTCCAGAAACCTGCTTCTTCGTTTTCATTCCTTTAGTCCGTTTCTTTACGGAACTGAAATAGGAATTAAATGAAGAGCGCAGGCTTTGGAGTGGTCTCCTTACCATACGAAGTGTCTCACCAAATTCGCCAAGTGTGACGCCAGACATAATAGCCTGGTTCGCACTCCTAGCGTCATTGACGAAACGCACGGCGGCCTTCGACCGTACAGTCGTACTATTAGAGGGTGGAACTTGGAAGTAAGGACTGGAGAAACCCCCAGAAACTCCGAACTCCTGCTGCCTGTGGGAATGCCACGTACTACCGGGCTTATGCTCGTAGCCCATAACAGCGAACCCAGGAGACTCATGAACACTTTGCTTAGTACCTGAGAAATCAGTACCAGCATTAGTGACTTGAGAAACCTGTGCGCGCCAGTATGGGTTAGTACCGCCAGATTTAGACCAACTACAGCTCCGCGTCCTCACCAAAGTCCACGTAGTGGGCTGAGATGAATATTCGGGGTTTAGGTTGGTTTGGATCGTGACGGACGTATACGTGTCAGTACCTGAAGGCAAGTAACTCTCCATAGACTAGTGGAACATCCACATGGAACACACCCCATGAAAGAGGG